ACACATCTACTTCTTCTACTTCCACACATATTTCCTCGTCTTCTTCTTCCTTCATTACCATGTTCTTTTTTGGTCTACCGCGACCTCGCGCAGGTTTACTTTCCTTAGTTTCTATTTTTTCTTCTAACTTTGTTTCTACTTTTGTTTCTACTTTTGTTTCTACTTTTGTTTCTAATTTTGGTTCTACTTTTGTTTCTACATTTGGTTCCTTCTTTTTGTCTTTCTTTTTTACCTCTACCTTCTCTTCACTATTATCTTCATCCTTAATAAACATTGTTTTGTTAATAGGTTTAACGTTAGGTTGATCCGTCACTATGATGTTATAGTCCTTTTTTTCTAATAATAATCTTTGACCAATCCTAATATTATGTGTTTTCAATACATTTGTAATATCGTCGTTTAAAATATTAAAATGAGTAGCCAATAATTCAACTAGTTCGTTTAGAAGCATTTTTATACAATCATAAAAAAAATAAATTTATATATCAATTTTTTTTATGCTTTGTAACTTTGTATTTTGTAACTTTGTATATTTAATTACTATTATAAGTATTTATGAATTTATATACTCCATTTTCCATCTCATATTTTGCTATAATACTTGGATTTTGACTATTACATAGCATGTCCTCCGTTTTATATACATTGTTGTTTTTATCAATATAATACGAAATACCATTAATTTCTTGGATCCATATTTCCACTTTTTTCAAAATGTTTTCCTCTTTATCGCATTCATTTAATTCGCCATGAGGCCTATTCTTATCATGTGTGCCGCAATAATTTGATACTGTCTTTTTCTTACGTGTGCATTGCTCACCGCATGATTTTTTAGCAATACAACGATTGTAAAAAGGCACAACAGACTTGCTCCGCTTTCGCTTTACAAAGTCTTGCTTATTAATTTCTAATTTTTCAAAATCATAAATAAACTTTAGTAAGTCGCTCTTTTCCTTGAAACATATATTTTCATTTTCGGCAACATAAGTCTTGATTTTATTTTTTAAATTGTCAATATATTCAGTTACTTTACCGTTAATTCGTTTTTCCATTATTAAAAATATATTGTTATTAGTAATAATATTTTATATTATTTCAATTTTATAATTAATAATTATAAACTTAAAAAAATTGATACTATTTTTAATAAGTTATAAATAGTTATAAATAGTTATAAATAATTTACATGACTACATTTAGCCACGAGCAACAAATTTGCTTTGATAAATATACAAAGGGAGAGAATTTGTTTATAACTGGACCAGGAGGCACGGGCAAGTCGTTTTTGATTAAAAACATTGTAAATGATGCCGAAGAGAAAAAGAAAATTATAAAGGTGTGTGCTTTAACTGGGTGTGCGGCTATTTTGCTGCAATGTAAAGCAACAACATTGCATATGTTTTCGGGAATTGGGCTAGCAAATAAGAATAATATAGAGATTGTTGAAGAGCTTTTCACTAAAAAGAGGCATAAATTGAAAAATTGGAGAGGTTTAGAGATCCTTATTATTGACGAAATAAGCATGATGTCGTTAAAAATATTGTTATTATTGGATCTTATAGCTAGAAAAATTTATAAGAAAAATATGCCATTTGGCGGACTGCAAGTAATTTTTACGGGAGATTTTTATCAGCTCTCTCCTGTATTCACTAATTGTGGCGAAAAAGAAAAGGAAAAAGAAAATAGCATGTATTGTTTTGAGCATGAGCTATGGAACCAACTATTTACTAAAGAAAATCAAATTGTGCTTAAAACCATATTCCGGCAAAATGACGAAACATTATTAAAGGTTTTAAAATATGTTAGAAAGGGGCAAATAACGCCTTCGACAAAAGCAACATTGGCTAGTCGTATTTTTAAGCATGAAGACTTGGATTTAATAAAAAAAGAAAAAGTATTGACTATTCTCTCACCTATTAAGAGAGATGTTGAGCATATTAATACTAAAGAATATTCAAAGTTAGACAGTTTAACCCAAGAAGTCGTATATAATCTTGCGTATGTTGATCTAACTGCTAAAAATAATGAAGGCAAAAGTAATGACTGCAAAAACGATGCGTTTAGCGACAACATGCTTGCATTATTATTGAAAAGCAACGACCATTTAAAACGCGATTACGACTTTTTAGCAGCTAATATAATAGCAGAAAAAACGTTGAAACTCAAAATTGGAACACATGTTATGTGTGTTGTAAACCTAACTTTATGCGGAGAGCTACAAATTGCTAATGGAAGCCAGGGAATAATTGTGGGTTTTAATGAGCATAATCTTCCATATGTGCAATTTAATAACATTAAAGAGCCGATTTTAATAGATTACTATATTTGGAAGTCCGAAACAAATAAAAGCGTTGGATTAAGTCAAATTCCGCTTATTTATTCATGGGCTATTACTATTCATAAGGCGCAAGGACTAACGCTTGAAAATGCTATTATAGATATTGGTAGCAATATATTTGCCTACGGCCAAACATATGTAGCATTGTCGCGATTAAAATCTCTCGATGGGCTATATTTAACAAGCTTTGACTATTCAAAAATTAGGTGCAATCCACTAGTTAAAGAATTTTATGGGGATAGTTAAATGGAGATAGTTAAATGGGGATAGTTAAATATTATCACTAATGTTTATGTAATAACTATGTTATTATTAATTAAAGATAATTTTTTAATTTCAATATATAGCATTATGATTTATATTGAAATTATGGGAGGACTTGGAAATCAATTATTTCAAATTTTTTGCGGTATTGCGTATTCGCTTGAACATAGGGTTCCGTTTAAAATAAATATTAGCAAATTTGATTTAGTATCTCCGCTTGACAATATTAGTAAGCGACCTACATATTGGGCGAATTTTCTTAGCAATCTCTCTAGGTTTACATATCAAGACCAATTAGCAATTCCAACATATATAGAAAAAACTCATTTTAGATTTACTAAAATTCCTTATATAAGTCAAGACTTCAAATTGCATGGTTATTATCAAAGTTATAAATATTTTGATATGCAATACGCCAATATATGCAAAATGATCAATTTAGACAATCAAAAGGCGGACATTGCTGAAAAACATAAGGATTTGCTTAATGGAGCAAAAAAACCAATAAGTCTCCATTTTAGAATAGGCGATTATGTTAAAAATCTCACCATGCATCCAGTATTGAGCACAAGTTACTATATAAATTGTATTAATTATTTAAAGTCTCTGGATCCAGATCTTGAAGAACATTATTATTTGTTAGTATTTGGAGAGCTTTGTGATAATGAAAAAATCTCTCAAACTATTGAAAGTATAAAGGAGATTTATAATATTAGCATTGTGCTATGTGATTATAATGTTCCAGATTATGAACAACTTTTGTTAATGTCGTTATGTAGTCACAATATAATAGCAAATAGCACATTTAGCTGGTGGGGTGCATATTTTAATAATGCTACTAATAAAATTGTATGTTATCCGAGTATATGGAATGGGTCAGCTAATAACGTAAAAGACCTATTTCCGGAAAGTTGGATAAAAATCTCTTCATAAATTTTTGATTTATAATAATAACTATGCTATTATTATTATTATAAAACTTATTATAACACATATTACCAATAACATCCATTTTCAATCATTTTATAATTGCTTGGTTTGTATTCATCGGGAATTATTGTAATCCAATTTTCATTATAAGGTAAATTGCTATGTTCTTTTTCTCGTGCAGACAAAATTCCAAAAATAGTTTGAATACTTCCACCTAAGTATATGGCGTCTTTATTAAGTTCATTATGTATTTTATGACATAACATATGACCATAACATCCGCACCCCAATAATACAATGTCAAAATCTAGTGTTTTAATTATATTAAAAATGTGTTCTAGCGTTTCGTGATAATTAGCATGTGGTCCATTGTTTAAAAAACAATATGGAAATTTAATAGTTTTTAGGTCTGCAAGTTTTGGAAATTTCTCATAAATCTTATATACATTTCCTGAATTATATTGTTGCTCTATAAGACCATCAAAACTAGATACACATAATACTTTCTTGTTTCTCATATAATCAAATATGCTGTCTATTCTATCATAAAAGTGACTTCCGTTCATGGATTGATAATTAATAATATTATATTTATTGAAAAAATCGGCCTTATATTTGTTAAATAATGGCATCATGTTTTCACCCATATAAAATTGCGCTTTTTCGCAGCCACCAATACTAATTTCAAGATGATTTATAAATGCAAAATAATTCTTTGTAAATGCCGTTTCGTCAAAATTCATTTGACTACCGCGCACTGCTTTATCATAATAACCAGCGGTTGTATATAACCAATTTGTATAGTTTTTTAATACATTTGATAATTGCTTTTTTAAATAAGGATCTTCATTTCCATATTTCAATATATAAGATATAAATAATATGTGCGATTCGGTATTTCCCAATCTTACTATTTTCATATTATGTTTATGTTTCAATAATTAGCTTTGAAATATTACCTTTATATTATTATCTTTATATTATTATCTTTATATTATTACCTTTATATTATTATCTTTATATTGTTTATGTAATATTTAAAGCCCATTTTTAATATAAAAAGCGTCACCCCACCCGAATTGCTTATATATACGCGCATCAGCAAGTCTAAAATTGTGTTTAGCTAAATATGTAGTTAGGTCGGACATTTGATCACAATTTTTGTACACTTCTTCAGTATTAACTTCACTATAAATATAATCTATATTGTTTAAATAGTTTTCCATAGATTTTAATGCATGTAATTCAACCCCTTGAATGTCTAAGTTAATAAAATTCACATTTGTCATGTTTATTGCATTTTTATTAATTACGCTATCCATTCTTGATGTTTTCATTTTAACTTTATCTACTAATTTTACTTGTGGATGACTTGTTTTATGAGAACCAAACTCTAATATAGACGAGCTTTGAAGATTATTTACATCACCGTCACAATTTGTAATATTAAACTCTATTTCTTTATCGTCTTCATCATATATTACTGCCTGATATATATTTAGATATGGATTAATGCGTTTGTTTTTTTCTACTAATCTAGGTAGTGCTTCTATCCAATATATGTTTGACAAATTTACACCACCTGAAATATAGTCGCCAAGCTCTTCGCAATTATGCGCACCAATATGTAAAATCCCTTTTATATTAATATTAAATCTTGCTTTCAGTTCGGCAATAGTTATTAACATATTTATATACTTGTATACTTCTATTAATAACTATTAAACTATTTATATTAAAACATGCATTAATTATATAATGTTCTAAATCTATTATATATATAATTGTTAAATTGTGCATAATTATGGCATGTTTTTAAATAAATACTATCATCATGTAAAGAATGTTCATACTCTAAACCATGAACTATGTGAAAATTACTATCTAATTGTTCAAATAATAAAGTATTGAAATATATTACGTCACAAGCCGAGGAATATTCTATATTATTTAATTCATTAAATAAATTAAGGTCGGTTAATAAACTTCTATTTAAAATAAAATTTCCTGTATTCATTAGTACTTCTAAAGCTGAACGATCTTTTCTATTTGTATTCTCAAATTCTACTATAGATTTTAAATTATTTTTAGTAATTATTTTATTAGATAAATGTCTATAATCAAAACGCGGTTTTGCAAATGATGGAGAAATTATATCATACTTAGGATTATTTATATTTTTAATATATTCATACGCAATTTTAAAATACTCATTATCAGCAAAATTATCCGAATCTATTAGAGCAATCCATTCATATGTCGAGTATTTGCATGCTTCTAATTTATTTAAAAATGGACCTAGTCTTTTGCTATTTTTATATAATCTTAATTTTTGTTTATCAATATTTGATTTTAGTATTTTCTCTATATCGTTACCATTTTCATCCGTTATTATTATTTCACCTATTAACGGGTTTTCAATATAATTTATTAGATTAATGCTTAAAAATTTATCATACCTGTCCATTGTGGGAATACATAATGTAAATTTCATTACTATATATTTATATATATACAATTATATAGTATTTAAATACTATATAATTTATAATTTATATATAATAATGAAATTTATTTTTATAGACAAAGGTAGATTAGGTAACGCCATATTTAGATATATGGCCTGTTCTGTTTTATGTATTAAATATCAAGGCGAATATAGTACATTATTACAAAATATTGATATTATTATAAATGATAATGTGTTTTGTGAAATAATTAAAAACGATTACAAATTACAAGATGGGAATTATTTATTAAACGAATGGTATCAACATGATACTATTTATAAAAAATATAAATCACAAATTATTGATTTTATTAATAAAAATCAGCATATTGTGATAACTGATGGAATAACTGCTGGTGATGGTAATAAACAAGAGTTTTTAATGAAAAATATTATAAATAGACCTCATAATTTTTATAAAAATTATGATATGGTTTTTCATATTAGATTAGGTGATATGGTAAATCTAAATATTACAATATCCTTGGAAAAAATATTGAACCTTATTCAAAATATTCAATATGCTGAATGCAATAGTATTGCTATTGTTTGTGACAAATGTGAAACACAATACGAAAAAACATTTATAAAAACCGTTATGGAAAAATTACATGCTAAATTTAACGGCACTATTATATTAGAAAGTAACGATGTATTAACTGATTTTCATATAATGAGTAGTTGTAAAATATTGGTATGTTCTGTTAGTACATTATCTTGGTGTGCTGCATTTTTTTCTAAAACAATTGAAAAATGTTAT